AATCAAACAAAGGAAATATTATTAACATAATTATAATAGATAAAAAATATCCACTACCTACATCTATTACACTTTCAAATACATCACTCATCCGAAAAACTCCTCTAGACTAGCAGTCTTTTCAAACTGCCAACCAATTGCGTTAACGATAAATCTTAGTGGATCTAAAAATGATTTATCAAATTGTTTATCATAATCTATATGTGTGTGTAGTTTAAATTCTTTAGGTAATTTTGTTATGAAAGAAATAACATTATCTTTAAATGGATTAGGTTCTTTTAATGCAATAAACTTAATCTTATCACCTTCTTGAATTGCCTGATACTTATTTAAGAGACTACTATCTTGTCTTAGATTTAAATTATATATCAAGGCACCTTTTACATGAATCGGTGTATGTTTCTTATAGATTGTTTCTCTACTTTGATACTTCATTAAACCATTCACACCTCTAGGATATGCAATATCTTCGACAGGTAGTTTCACAAATTCTTGTCTAAAGTTTTCTACGAATTCAATCAAGGCATTCTGGTCTTTATTCATAATGATAGTTAGTGCCTCTTTAATTTTATCTCTACACGCTTTTGGTGTTGATGACTTAACTGCCTCGATACCCATAATCTTTAGTTTAGGTTCTTCATAGTCAACGCCTTCAGAATTATATACATTAAGAATATATCTTTTCTTTGCAGTCCAGATACCTTTGTTGGCAATTATCTCTTTATCCATTACCATCTTTTGTTGGTAAGCGTGTGTGTAATCTGCCAACTCTTGATACTTCTTATCAATAAAAGGTTTGAGTTTCTGATCGCAAAACTTATCGAGTATTCTTACAGTCTTTTTAATATCATCACCGAGACCCATTTTCTTAACAACATCACCCATACGAATATAGATTGAATCTGTATCTGAAGCAACAACATAATCTATCTTTTCTGTTTTCAATAGATTGTTAAGATACTCATTGACTCGTCTTTGTATAAATCGAATTGAATATTGCCCAGCGAATGTAATACCTTCTGCCTGTCTCACATCATAATAACGGCAATACTTATTACCGATAGCACCATAGGCACTATTCAATGCAATCTTTCTTGCCATCTGAATATTGTAATATCGTGCAAAGTCATTTTGTATTGTTTTATTATTCTTATCTTTTTGTAGTTTCTTTTGCTCAACAAGCATTAACTTTTTATATTTACTTCTATCTGTATAGTACTTCTCCATCAACTCACCTAAGAAACCAGGTTTGTCAGTTCTAAATATCGCACCGTTAGGCGTCATAGTTCTTTTATCAAAACCAGAAAAGTCAACTTTACCATCAAGCATTCTATCTACACTTGCAAGTTCAGGTTGAAATCCTATAATGGTTTCTGGCGAAATATTATATTGCATAATCAAATGTGGATACAGACTGTTCAAATCATAACTCACAACCCAATCGTGAAAACCTACAATAGGATCTTTCACATAAGCACCTTCATAACCTCTAGCGTCTAAGTGTTCAACTTTTTGAGGTATAACTATATTCTTTTCTTTTAAGAAATTAAATATGATTGCATCCCACATGGTTACTTGTTGATGTACTTCTTGATAATTAACTTTCGCCTCATATGCCATTGTTAGGTGTAAGTCAATAAGTTTCATCTTATCGTCTAGTCTATCAACTAACTCAACATCTTGAACATTATAATCTACAAAGGACTGGTAGTCCTTGGTGTACCACTCTTTAAAACTTTCATAGGGATTGTCATCTTTAAAATCACCAAGTTCTACGCCAGCGATATAGTTTAAACGATAACTCTCTTGCCTTGAATAAGTATATTTCTTATACAAGTCTAAGTAGTCTAAGGTTGATACACCAAGAATATCATAATAAGGCAATTCATTACCGAACTGACTGCCTTGAGTTTTTGATTCAACAATACCCCACGGACTTAATTTTTTAATGTGATCTTCACCTAGAAGATACTTAACTCTATTGATAATATAAGTCATATCAAAGAACTTACAATTCCAACCGGTTACAATATCAGGATCATACTCTTGCCAGAACTTTAAGAATGCCTCAAGCATTTGTTGTTCTGTTGAAAATTTTTGATATATGACATTATCATTAACATAGTCACCTGTACCGAAAACAATTACCTCTTTATCATTAAGAGATTTAACTGTTATACAAAGTACAGGTTCTATTGTAGTCTTAGGGTCAGGGAAACCGTTTTCACACATTGTTTCAATATCAATAGTTATGATATTGATTTTACTTCGATCCCATTGAATAGGACCTTTGAATTCGTCTGATATGAATGAATGATGGTGTCTGGTGTTGCCGAAGAACTCGAAACCGGTAACACCATCATATTGTTTTAACCACTCTCGTTGCTCGTAAGTGGAATCAAAAGATACTTTCTCACACGGTCTACCGTCAAGAGTTTTATATTTGGTATCTTTTTTTACTGGTACAAATAATGAAGGTTTGTAGTTTATTCTATCTTTGATTCGTTTACCGTTCACGATTGCTCGTGTTAGTAATCGACCTCTATGGGGAATAACGCTTGTGTAGAACTTCATATAACCATTATAACAAATTTTGACTCGAAAGTCAAGGACTATTCCGTAATTAGTCCTTTTGGTGTTTGAATTAATCCACTACCAAAGTTTTTGTTATAATGATTTAGTAAATCTAAACCAGGTTCTTCTATGAGAAGTACATCTTCTTTTTTTATATTGATATCTCTTTTATCGGTAAATGGGAACCAAGGGGCAAATTGTAGTGTGCCTTGTCCTGTTTCACCAGCGCCAACAAATCCTAATGCCATTGGTTTATCCATGGTATAAGAGTCTTTCATTTCACTTACTTTCGCAATAATAAAATCGCCTACTTTTAATCGTAGGACTTTCACTTCACTTTGTGCCATTATTTTTTCCTTTTGTTATTAATAATATTTTAATCTATAGCGTATTTTGTGGTCATTATAAACTTTCTTGCTGGGTTTACGGCCACATTGAACATCTTAGACATCACATAACGACTGAACAAAACCTCTGTGCCCATATCGCTTCTATCGTTTAATCCAAACATCACATCTGAATAGGTACTACCTGCAAATTCTACTTCAAGTTTAACAACTGGTCGTTTGTCTGAACCACCGCCAGTTTCCGCTTCGTATGTTTCTATCAAGTCTGTGGTAATAGTTTTACCTCTTAATTTGAAAGTTATCTTTTTGCCGGATGTTTTAATATTTTCTGCATGAAGAACTGAATATTGGCCATTACCTGTATCAAACTTAGCAATCATTTCACCGAATGGTTTTATAGTGATAACTTCTCTATGACCACATTGTGTAGCAACCGGATATCTAGCTTTTTCATCAGCAAAATAGTCAACAACTAATTTAACAATGTTTCTTCCTGTTGCCTTTTCAATACCTTCAGTACCTGCTGAATGATTTACTTCTAATATGTAGGGTGGATCTTTTTTAGGATTCTTTGACGGTATAAAATCAACAGCGGTAAATGTACCATCAACTGCTTTTGAAGCGAGTAAGCATTGTTCTATTTCTAATTCTGATAATTCATATTCTGCAACTGCAGCGCCTTGAGAAACATTTGATCTGAAATCGCCTTCAACAACACTTCTTTTCATTGAAGCAATAATCTTTCCACCTAGTACGAGAACTCTTATATCGCCATCAGTTTTAATGTACTCTTGAATAAGTAAATCAATCTCTTCATTTTGAGAATAAAGTAATTGTATTAGTCCGTCCATTTGTCTTTCAGACTCAATAAACAATACACCGACACCTTTTGATCCTTCAAGTGTTTTCATAATGATAGGATAATCTGTTTCTAAACTTTCAAACGCTGTCTTCCAGTTATCTTCATTAGGTATTAATGCTGTTTTAGGTTGTGTTAAACCAAAGTCTTGTAGTTTAACATATGATCTGTATTTGTCTGAAGATATCTCAACAACTTCTCTACTATTTACCATAGTAATACCAGTTTTCTCTAGACGAGATACTAAGTCTAACCAACTTTTCTTTAATCTAACTGAACCTCTAATAATAGCAACTGTGTCGTGTCGATCTATTACAAATCCTTTTTCATCACCTTCGTTATATATTGTATATACACCATCTTCATAATCTATAAAGGCGCCTTCAACTTGTACAACATAAACTTTGTGTCCTTGTTTCTCACCCTCTTCTTTAAATCTTCGAGCAGTACGAAATAACTTTTGTCCTTCGGGTGCTGGGTCAGCAGAGACAACTAGTATCTTATACTTCTTTGATTTTTTTTCTTCGGTTATAAAGTCATTAAACTTAACTGGTTTCATCTACCTTTTTACCTATGTTATATTTCGTTTCTAAAGACCAATTGTTTTTATCTTTAAATGAAATAACTTTTATTTGAGATAATGGTGCCTTTGTAGTGGCGTTATCTGGATTTATGATACTAATTAAACCCCAATCAGCAAGTAATTGAGTTATAGTATTTCTTCTCTCAATATCATTGTCTGATAGGTTACTATGTTTGCCATCTAGGGCAAATAATTCTTTGAAATGTACTATGAAATATCGACCTTGTTTATGCAATATATGGCACGATTGAAATAGTTTCTTATCTTTTCGGGATGCAACACCAATTCTTGTTAGTGTTTCTCGGACTTTTAGAAAGTCGTCCGGTTCTTTTAAGGAGACCTCGAGCATACTCTCTGGACTCCATTGTATTTCCTCACTCATTTTTTTCCACCTTTAAATAATTTTTCTTTGATATATTTTATCTGTTCTTTAGAGAGGATCTTTAAAGCGTCTTTTGCCTTGTCATTGTTGAACCCATAATACTCTTTAATCACATCAATATCCTTTAATTTAGACGCTCTTATGAACGGACTAAATCGTTTCTTTTTTCTAACACTATTTATATAAAATTGAAACTGAATATCTTTATCCAGGTGGTGGTGACGATTCATTTCATTCGCCAGCATAAGAGTATCAGGGAAGGCAGATACAATCTTATTGACTATGTATGCAGGATATTTCTTCCTCCACATAGTATCTTCGGACTTAACTAAATCTTCTTTTGTATAATTGATTGCGTTAAGATAATGTTTTAGTTCATAAGGATTTGACATAATCTAGCATGGTTTGTGGATCAGAAACTTCATATGGGTCGCCGTTATCATCTAAATTATTTATGCCGGGTTCTACGAACATCTTTTTGACTACACCATTAATTATAAATGAGGAGTGTCGCCACGATCTCATTCCAAAATTAGAAGTGGGTTTATCTACTAACATTCCTAATTGTCTTGTTAGAGCACCATCACCGTCAGGTAGTAGTTTAATATTTTTAATACCTAAGTCTTTACCCCAAGCATCCATAACGAACATATCATTTACTGATAGACAATAAATGGCGTCAACCTTTTGGGTATCCATAAAAAGGTTATACATATCTTCATACGCCGGTAATTGTTTACCTGAGCAAGTCGGTGTGAAGGCACCGGGTAGACCAAACATAATAACTCTCTTAGCGAAGAATAACTCTTCCATAGTTTTCATTATTGTATCTCCATCTTCACGAAATAGAAGATCGTTGTTAAACAATTTAATATTTGTTTCCATAATATAATTTTCCTTATTTAAATTTGCATTGAGACATAATCTCGGTCAAGCAGGCAACAAGATTAATCTCTTGATCTGCCACAAAAGCAGACTTGTACGAATAGTCTGCAAGTATTAATACAGCGTGAGGTATAGTTTCTGATTCTAAGTTCTCATACATTGTATCATATATTCGTCTGAATACTACAACTGGATCATTATCTAGATTGTT